GACGACTGCGTGAGCGACAAGATCCGAACGCTCCTCGATGAGGGCTACCCGCGCGAGCAGGCGATTGCTATCGCTATCAGCATGTGCGAGGGCAAGGCGTGGCACGACGCAGACCCCGCGAAGGCGGTCAGCGACGTGGACACGCGACCTACGGAGGAGATGGCACGGCTCGCTGCGCGTGGGCTGGAACTGCGCGCCGAGTTCAACCGGGGCGGGACCGAGGTCGGCGTGGCACGCGCACGCGACATCTCCAACCGCGCCAACCTGTCCGAGGAGACGATCCGGCGCATGGCGTCGTACTTCAGCCGTCACCGCGTGGACCTTGACGCCGAGGGCGCGCAGTCGGGCGAGGACGGCTACCCGAGCGCAGGCGCGATTGCGTGGATGCTGTGGGGCGGCGACCCGTCGAACCCGGCAGGCGCGGGCGCGGGATGGGCAGAGCGCAAGGTTGCGGAACTGGACGCCGCCAAGGAGAAGCGGCTCGCCTCGCGAATCGTCGCGGAGTACGTCGCGGAGGTGGACCGGGGCGCGCACGACGCGGACAGCGCGAAGATCGACCGCCTGCTCGCGGAGGTCGAGAAGTCGTACATGCGCGAACTGACCGACGACGAGACGATCCGCTACGCGCTTGAAGGCAGCATCGCGGACGTTGACGCCGACATCAACGCGGTCCTCAAGGCGTACGGACTCGGCGGCGAGCCGCTTATCCTGAAGTCACACGAAGGCAACCCATGAGCATGAACGATTCGAGCATCCCACACACCGTGCTTGCGGCGGCTCTCGCCAAGCGCGCAGCGGAGCGCGCCGAGAACGCGATGAAGGCGGCGACCGCCGCGAGCGAACACGCCGAAGGCGCGCACAAGGCGTTGCTGACCACCAAGCAGGGACCGGAGGGACCGCAGGGCGAGACTGGCCCCGCAGGGCGCGACGGGCGCGACGGCATCGACGGGAAGGACGGCGCACCGGGCGCACCGGGACGCGACGGCGTGGACGGTCGCGACGGCGTGGACGGCAAGGACGGGGAACCCGGCGAGCGTGGACCGGCGGGACCGCGCGGAGCGCGTGGACCTGCGGGCGGATCGCCCGTGCTGGTGAATCCGGAATTCGAGACGCTCGCGGTACGTGGCAACACGACGCTCAAGGGTAACCTGACCGTAAGCGGCGACTTCACGCTCGGCGACGACGTGACCATCGCGGACACGCTGACGGTGGGCGGCGCAGTGACGTTCACGGGCGGCGCGACGGTGCGACCGAACGCGAGCGCGCCGACGAGCAACGTCGTGCTAGGTCCGAGCGCGGGCGCGGCGATGATTTCCACGACCGATGACTCCATTGCCATCGGGCGAAATGCGTTCCTGCTCGGCACGGGCGACAACAACATCTGCATCGGAGCGTTGGCAGGCGACGCGATGACGACAGCAGTCAACAATGTGGCAATTGGCTCTAATGCGCTTGGTGCTGCCACTGGAAACAGCAACACCGCAATTGGTTGGGGTGCACTACGTGATAACACTTCAGGATTCCAAAACGTTGGTGTTGGTCTTGGCGCACTCATCCGAAACACCACGGGCAGGGACAGTGTGGCGATTGGCGTAAGCGCAGGCGAATACCGTGGCTCCGGAACTGACGGGCTGACATCCGCCACATCGTCGGTGTTCATCGGCTTCCAGTCCCGCGCCGCCGACAACGCGCAGTCCAACCAAGTCGTGATCGCAGGCACGGACGGCCTCGGCGACGGAAGCAACACGACGGTGATCGGGAACATTTCGACCACCTCGACGCGCATCGCAGGCACCGCAACGAGCGTGTTCGCAATCAGCGGCGACACCATGCGAATCACAGGCACGCGCACGCCTGCGAGCAACGCCGCAGGGACCGCAGGCGACTTCGCCTTCGGCACGACGGGCGGTGTCACCTACCTCTACTACTGCATCGCAAGCGGCAACTGGGGCCGCGTCGCACTCACCACCGGATACTGATCGGAGAACAACATGCTCACCAAGACACAGACCACCGCATCCATCGAGATCGCACCTAACGGCAGCGTCACTGCCGTCACGCACATCAACGTGATGGACGGCGACGCGCTCGTCTCGCAGTCCGCGAGCCGCCACAGCATCAACCCCGGCGACGACTACAGCGACCAGCCGGAGGTGGTGCAGGCGGTGTGCGAGATCGTGCAGACCGCTGCCGTCATCGCCGCCTACCAGTCCGCAACCGCCTGACGGAGACACGATGCCCGACCTGCCGCCCAACGTAGTCATCGCCGCGCTCGCAAAGAAGGCGGCTGACCGCGCAGCCGCGAGCGCGCAGGACGCGACCGCAGCGCGCGACGAGGCGACGCAGGCGCGCAAGGCGCTCGACGCCATACAGGTACTGCAAGGTCCGCAGGGCGAGCAGGGCTTGCCCGGTCGTGACGGCGCAGACGGGCGCGACGGGCGTGACGGCGTTGACGGCGCACCCGGTCCCGCCGGACCACAGGGCGAGCAGGGCGAACCCGGCGAGCGCGGTCCCGCAGGTCCGCGCGGCGCACGCGGTCCCGCAGGCGGCGCACCTGTCCTCGTGAACCCCGAGTTCGAGACGCTGTCCGTGCGCGGCGCGGTGACGATGAAGGGGACGGGCGCAGCGCAGATCCCCAGCGGCGAGACGGCGCAGCGACCGAGCAACCCAACGGCGGGGATGATCCGGTTCAACAAGGACACGAAGCGCACGGAGGTCTACAGCGGTACGGCGTGGCTGACGGTGGAAGCAGCGCCGCTGAACGTTGAGTATCTCGTGGTGGCGGGTGGCGGTGGCGGTGGATCAACGGGTGCTACCACTGGGTCGGGCGGCGGCGGCGGCGGCGCAGGCGGTTTCCTCACGAACGTCGGAGGTCAGACGCTTCCGCTGTATCCCGGCTCGTACGTTGTGACCGTCGGCGCAGGCGGTGCGGGGCGTGCGGCAGGGCCAGTCGCATCCGGCGGCAACGGCAACAATTCGCAACTCGCGCTCGTCGTGGCTGTAGGCGGCGGCGGCGGAGGATCGTTTAGTACTGGCATCGCAATCAGCGGTGGCAGCGGTGGCGGATCGACACGCGCACTATCTGCGCCAGTCACGGCAACGCTTCCCGGTCGCGGCGCACCACTGCAAGGCAACGACGGCGGATGGGCGGGCGATTCAGGTGTTCAGCGATCCGCAGGCGGAGGTGGTGGCGCGGGTGCAGTAGGCGGCAATGGCAGCAGCACGGTCGGCGGCGGCGCAGGCGGTGCAGGGCTGTCAAGCAGCATCACCGGAAGCGCGGTCGATTACGCGGGTGGCGGCGGCGGCGGACACAACGAGAGCGCAGGCGGCGGCACGGACTATCCGGGCGGAACGGGCGGCACAGGCGGCGGCGGTTCCGGTGCAGGCGGTTCCGGTAGCGGCGTCATCGCGGCGACTTCGGGAACGGTAAATACGGGCGGTGGTGGCGGCGGCGGTGGTGGCGACGGCACTAACACTGCATCCGCATCCGGCTCCGGTGGCTCCGGCATCGTCATCGTGCGGTACCTCGGGGCGCAGCGCGCGGACGGTGGCACGGTCACCAGCGCAGGCGGCTACACCATCCACTCGTTCACCTCATCCGGCACATTCACGGTAACCGACTAATGGCACACTTCGCACGCATTAACGTCACGGGCAAGGTCGACCGCGTCATCGTCGCGGAGCAGGCGTTCATCGACACGCTGCCAGATAGCGGAATGTGGATCCGCGCCTCGTACAACACGCGCGGCGGCGTCCACTACGACCCCGCGACGGGCGAGCCGAGCGCCGACCAGTCGAAGGCGCTGCGCAAGAACTACGCGGGCATCGGCTACACGTACGACGCGCAGCGAGACGCATTCATCCCGCCGAAGCCGCACGCCGACGCAGTGCTTGACGAAGCGACCTGCCTGTGGGTCTGGGACGAGCCGAGCGCGGATGTGTGACCCCTGCGCACATCGCGCGGTGCTTCGCGCCGTCAAGGCGCTCGCCAAGAGTCCTGCGGCGCGCTGCATCGACCCGGACGCGGCGATGCCGTGGATGCCCTTCACGGCGGACGCGCAGGTGATCCGCACGAAGTCGCTAGACGAGCCGCTGCGGGACATTGAGGCGCGGGAACTGCGGCGCTACGTCACGGAGCTCGAACGCATCGTCGGCAGTACGCTTGAGCCCGTGCGCGAGATCGTCGCCGGTTGGCGCGGCACGCCCGAGGCGCTGGTCGAGCGCGTGCGCGAGGAGGTCACCCGCCTGCGCGGCGACATGGCGAAGGAGATCGCCGCAGTCGCCCGCCCATACGCCGCGGTCATGGCGGACGCAGGAGCCCGTGCAGGGCTCGCCGCGCTGCCGCAGGGCATCCCCGCAGTCGCCGACATGGTGGAGTTCGGGCAGGCGAACCCGCTCGCCGTCCGTGCCGCCGAGAGCACAGCGATCCGCATGGCGAACACCGTCGCGCAGACGACCGCGCGCAACGTCGCCGAGCACGTCGCCGAGGGCATCCGCACGGGCGAGACGATCGACGAGATGGCGGAATGGATTGCGGACGAGGGATTCAGCGAGAGCCGCGCGACCATGATCGCCCGGACCGAGAGCGCCTACGCCTACACCGAAGGGCGCATCGAGGCGTGGAAAGAGACGGGCGTCGTGCAGGGCAAGCAGTGGCTCCTGTCGCCCGACGCCTGCGAGTTCTGCGAGGCGGCCGCGCGCGACTTCGCCGAGAAGTCGGTCGGGCTTGACGACGCCTTCTACGCCAAGGACAGCGTTCTCACGGGCACGGACGGGGGACAAATGACGCTCTCCTACAGTGCCGTGCAGGGACCGCCGCTGCACCCCAACTGCCGGTGCGACACCATCGCCACCCTAGACCCGAGGCTCTTCGAGGAATGAACAGCAAGCACCTGACCGCATCGATCCGCAAGGCCGCCGGCAAGGCGTCCACCTTCGTCGCCACGATCACGACCGACTCGGTGGACCGCGACGGCGAGGTCGTCGTGCCAGCCGGGATGAACAGCAAGGACTACGAGCGCAACCCCGTGCTCCTCTACGAGCACGACGTGCTCAAGCCGATCGGCAAGATGCTGAAAATGCGGCGCGGCGACCGCTCGATCGAGGCGGAGTTCGCGCTCGCCCCGCGCCCCGAGGGTCACGCCGGCGACTGGCTCCCCGATGCGGTCGGTGCCCTCATGGACTTCGGCGCCCTCAACACGATGAGCATCGGCTTCCTCGGGCTCGAGGCGCGTCCCGCGTCCAAGGCGGACAGCGAGAAGTACGGGCAGGGCGTGCGCCGCGTGTACGGCAAGTGGAAGCTCCTCGAGGTATCGGTGGTGTCGATCCCCGCCAATCAGGACGCCATCATCACCGCCGTCCGCAAGGGGCTATGCTCGCCCGCCGTCGCCAAGCGATTCGGCGTGACGGTGCCCGACGCGCCTGCGCCAATCCGCCGCTCGTACCGCGTCTCGGTTGCTGTGCCCGCGCTCGGTGACCTTGACCGCGTGCAGATTGTCCGCGACGAGATGGCGCGCGCACGCGGACGGCTCTACGCCGACTGACGCACAGACTCTCTCCTTTGGCACGGGCCGCCCGTTGTGGGGCGGCCTGTGCTGTTTTGTGCCCGCCTAGTGTTGTGGCATCGGTTGGTCGAGTCGGTGGGCGCAAGCCCGGACGAATGACCTGCGCCGGCAACGTCAACTCACTCAAGCAACCAACCCCATTACGGGAGCACTATCCATGCGC